GTTGACGCCCTGCCCGCCTTCTTTAACGACACGGTCCCCGGTGGATTGGTATTCGGGGCCACCAAAGAAACGAGACATAAAGCTAGATGAAGGCTGTTCTGAGCGGGCCTGCCTTTGCAATTCCAGCGAAGGAGGCAATACCATAGGGCGTGCAGCAGGCCGCGCAGTAGAAGGAGCAGCAATTCCCTGCCTAGAATCCATCAGCCCAGCAACTTGGGTAGCTGCACGGGCTGCTTCTCGCTGGTTTTCTCGCTGGTTTGGCGTTCCATAGATCTCGCCAGAAATGCTCCCATCCATAGGAAAGGCAGGCGCAGCAGAAGCTTGTGCAGCAGGAGCCGCAGCCGCAGGCGTAATAATAGAAGGCTGATCCCCACGGATAACATTCTCAGCCAGCCGCACCGCCGCGCTAACGGGGCGCTCAACAGCCCGCGCCCCTTGATCAGCAATAGACGGCCTTTCGGGCTCTCTAAACGATTCCGTCGAATATGTTGGGGCAGATGCGGGCGCAGTCCTACGGAATGAAAGGTCAAACCGAGAGCGTGGGGACTCCCTGCCCGCAGTTGCCATGCCCTCGGCCCTAGCTATGTCTTCATCAGACGTGGCAGACGACCGACCATACATTTGCTGGTGAAGAGATGCGGCGCGCTGCTGCATGCGCGCGGCGGCTTCAGCGGCCTGCTGGGCGTTGAAATCACGAGCAGTAGGGTCAAATCCGGGGAGATCTTCGCTAGAACTGCGGGTTGCCGCCAATTCACGCGGGTTTGCCTGCGCCTGCTCCCGCAAAGCTTGAACCAAGGGGGCCGATGTAGGGCCTTCATAGCCCGGATCTTGAATTGAATAATCCGGCGGGGCTCGCCGTCCCATTTCAGAGATAGCTAAAGCTGCCGCAGTTGGCTCATCGTATCCTTGAGACCGGTAAAACTCCATGAGGCGAGCGCGAGTAGCCCCCGCAGTCCTGTTGGCAACCATTTCTGCAAAATTAGTAGCCATCACTCACCTCCAAGGGATTGAGGCTGACCACCACCCATCCCGATCTGTTGTTGCCGGTCGATCTCCTGCATGGCAGGTTCAATCAGCGGAGAAACCAATCCGGCGCTCTCTGGATGCACCGTCAAATTCTGAGCAAGATCAATGAGTTGCAAGCGCTCACGCGACACGCGATCCATTGACTTGCTGCGCAACTCTTCTTCGGCCAAGGCCAGTTCGTTCTGGGCCTTCATCATGTCGATCTTGGCCTTCATCAGATCAGCCTCGCCCTTCATCTCTGCGGCGCGGGCCTTCGTCTGTGAATCCATCATGGAGGCCTGAGCCTTCATCTCGTTTGTCTTCATTAGAGCCTGCGCCTGAATCAGTTCTGGCGGGGGCCTGCTCTGTGCGCTCTGCGGCGCAAGGAACTGCTCTGGATTGCTCCAACCGATGGCCTTCAACGCTGCCGTGTCGATAGCAATCGGGTCGTACATGGCGGGGCTGGCCGACTGTAGCTGCTTCAACGCCATCACCTTCATCAGGCGCTGCGTGTGGCTGGCCGTGTTGGGGTCAGCCTGCGGGATCAGTTCGCAGTCGTTGAGCGCCTGCACGAAGGTCTGCTCGCTCCACGGATAGGACGGCTTGCCCTTGCGCTGCCAGAAACTTTCCGGGTTCTCACGGAAGCAACGGGCCAGAAGCTGGAACTCTTCGGCCTGCGCGGCATGCATGCGCTTGTGGACAGCGTTCAGGATCTTCGTGGCCTGCTCAATCATGGCGAGAGTAGTGCCTACAGGGGCGTCCGCTCGACCCTCCCCTACGGCCATCTCTGCCGTTCCTCCGACACGCGCGCCGGTCTGGGCCATGTTCTCGGTGAGGTTCATCAGGCCAGCGCCAACGTCCTTGTAGGGCAAGGGCATGATCGCCTGATTGATCGGGAGACCGCCGGTCTTAACCAGAGCGCCGCCGCCGGGGGGCACACGAAAGATGTTAGTGTTTTGTCTTGCACCGGAATCCGCCATCAAAAATCCCGGAAAATTGGCATACATGCCAGCGTCCAGCATCTCACGCCATGCAGCGGTCAGAGCGTTGGTGGTGTTCCCGAGAATATGCAGAAGCCCGAGATCATAAAAGCCCATGCCCGGCACAAAGGTGTATTTCACGAAGTTCTGGCGAGCCGTGGGAAGCTCGGCATCATCCTCATCGAAGTTGCGGACAATCGACAGGATCTCCTTGGTGGAGACATCAATTGTCACGCGATACGGGATCTCAAGGCCGCTGATCTTCTTCTTGTACTTATGCTCAAACCCGCCAACGTCGAGTTCGCAATAGCACTCGTAGATCTCGCGGTCACGGTCTTCAGGGTTGAAGCTGTCGCCAGAGATACCCTGCTGGGCGTTCTTCTCGCGCTGCACACTGTCCAAATCAATCGGCTTTGGGTCAGACAGGTCGATGTCGCGGTAAACCCCGAGGATCTGCAAACGCTTTACGGTCGAGGGGCGCATCTTGGTGCGGTGCGTCACACGCTTTGCATTGCGCAGATCGGTGGCGCTGTTGCTGACGATCAAGTCATCGGCATCCACGCTCTCGCTCACAGGGCGATTCCGCAGGGGGCAGTAGTAAACCTTCTTGAAGCTTGTCCCGCCGAAGCCCAGCATCAGCAGCATGCGATCCGTATCGGGGTAATACTCGCTCGCCACCGCCGTTAGGTAGTGGTTCATGTCCTTCTCAAGAGCATTGCCCAACTGATCCTGCTCAATGGTGGACGCCACAGCATCGTTGCGGATCTTCACGGGGCCATCAGTGGGCAGCATTTCGCTGCGGGCGTTCGCTTGGAATCGCAGCACTGCTTCAAGCAGCAGCGGGTGGCGGATGCGAGACATGCCTTCCACCGGAGCGCCATCAGCCGCTCCCTGCAAACCGGGGATCTCGATCTTCAAGCCCAGCAGCTTAATGCCCTGCGCTCGGTCCTCGATCCATTCGCGGCGGCTCTCGATGTCGTCGCCAATGCCGCGCATCAACTCTTCGGAAATGCGGGTCAGTTCCCCGCCGTCAATGTCATCGACAAGGTTGCGAAACCAATCCTTAGCGCGTTCGGCTTCGGTCTCTTCGCCGCCAATACCTTTCCCGTTAAGGGAGATCGAGATCGACCCATCGGGATGCTCAATGCGAAGGATGTTGCCCTTAGCGTCCTTGTCAACCGCAGGCGCGTCATCGTCAACTTGGACCACAAGATCGTCGTCGTTAGATGCGATGTTGGGCATCTCCGGGGCTAACTGGCGAATGTTGGGCACAAGCCCCGGCGTCATAGGCATGGGTTATCCCTTTGAAATATCAAGATTTTCCATCTCTTCGACAAAGCGTCGAATGCCCTCTTGCGCAGCGATTGTATCCGATTGCGCCATAATTTCATAGTGACGAACGAAGTCGTATGGAGCCTGACCCCACACCTCAACGCGAAAGTTCCCAATGCGCACGGGCGTATTGGGAGTGATGACATCAACGATTGCGCTGGCTAATACCCGTTGCATTGGAATCCCCTATTGAGGGGTTCAATATAGCATAGTTTTGGTGGGCTGGGCGAGGGCTCCAGCATCTTGGGTGCCTGTTGCGCAACAGGGCCTCACTGGTCTATCCAGCCACCGATTCTCAAATACCATAAAGCGACGGCGGTGCAGAGCCCGTATGATGCATCTTGCCTTCAAGATCTGCCGTGAACTCATCGCCGCGCACCAGAAGCCCAATCTCGCGCAGATGGCGCAGGGCCATGCTCACTGTGTCAACCAAGTCGTCATGCTTGCCCTTCGGGAACGTGCTGACCTGTGTGATGACCTGATCGGCCCATGTCCTGTCAGGCGCGAAGATCAAGCCTTCCGCAAACAGATGCTGCACCGAGTACAGCCGCGAGAGTTTGTCTTGGCTCTTCGGATCAACAAGCTGAACAGCAAAGTCTTCATGCCCATAGAGCCTGCGGATCTCTTGCGCCGTGCTGATACCTGCCGCCTTGTTCTCGATGAGGATCTTATCGACCTTGTAGTCCTTCATGGTTTGAGAAACCTTGAGGACCAATTCATGAAGTTCCAACCGCTCTTGCCACGCAAACATCATCATGACCTTCGGATGTTCTTCCGTGTAGGTGCGCTTGATCATCGAGATGGTTTCGGAATCGCGACCGATCACCCGGTTGGCAATCGCCCCCTGATTGCCGCCCGAGAAGACGCCCCACACCGTCATGGCCGAATAGTCGTTCTCGGTCTTGGTGGTGTAGGCCGTATCGAGCGAGGCCATCACATAGTCCAGCGGGGGGAACTTCTCGCGCTCCCAAAGCTGCCACCACTCCCGCTTGATCACGCCACCGCCCTTGGGCTCCGGGCGCTGCTGAAGCTGCCCAGCGGAGGTCCACGGCCCCATCTGGCGCTCTAGGTTAGCAACCTCGCGCTCCCCAAACCTTTCGGGCCACAGAAGCTCGCCGGGCTCCGTGCGGGGGTCTTCCCAGCCAATACTGGTTACAAATGAGCGCTCTGGCTCAAACCTCATCGGAAGGCAGAGATGGGTCCATTCCCCCACCTCCTTACTAAGAATGTGCCCGGTAAGATCTTCTTCCCCGAGGCGCTGCTGGATAACCACAAACGCACCGGTCTTGGCGTTGTTGAGACGAGTCGACAGCGCGCCGTCCCACCACTCGATGGTGGTGGCGATGGTGGCTTCAGAGTGTGCTTCTTGCGCCGCATTGGGGTCATCGACGACAATAATATTCCCGCCTTCACCCGTAAGAGACGACCCGACAGATGTAGAGAGTCTTGAGCCACCCTTGTCATTGTCGAACCTACTCTTCGTGTTCTGGTCAGCCATCAAGTGAAACCGATCACCCCACAGCGTTTGATACCAAGGGCTCTCGATCAGGCGACGGCATTTGGTCGAATCCCTCAACGTCAGGATCTGCGAATATGACGCATGCAGGAACTGAACGCCCGGCCCGCTGGTGTCGCTCTTGCGCCTCTGAGCCCATGTGAACGCAGGGAAGGCTACGGAGGTCAGAGACGACTTTGCGCAGCGCGGGGGTATGTTGATGATGAGCCGCTTGATGTCGCCGTCTACGACCGCCTGAAGGTGTTCTGCGACTGCCTCAATGGGCCAGCCGTGGGCGAAGGGTGCAGGATCAATGTATTTCCACCCGTTCATCAGGAACGCATAAAGCGAATCCTCAAACTCGGCGCGGTCGAGATCTTGTAGCTGCTCCTCAATGGAGATCGTCTTGCCATCAAGCTGTAGGATCTTCATTTGGTTGCCTTAGCCCAGCGCGTCACAGGCAGCCGGGTGAACGTGAGGTACTTCTTGCCGGTCTCGGCATCGCGCCAGCAGTCAAGGTAGGCGCGAACAGAATGGGTAATGCGGCGGGTGAAGATCAGATCCCCGTCAGCCTCCTCATAGGCATAGCCGTTCTCGTCGTCCAACTCCGGGCGACGGAGCCAGCCGTACTTGTAGTGCCAGCCGCTGGAGACATAGGTGTCGTCTGTCATGCTTTCATCGTACCACATTTCACTATCCGCCAAAAGTCTAGGTCAGGGTGAGTTTCGCCAACATATCCATCTGGCGGGCTGAAGCCATAGGCGTGGACGACCATGCCGGGAATCCACAGGCCCAACATCATGCGGGCCTTCCAGCGGCGTCTGGACAAGTTCTTATGGCGCATTTACCTCGCCTAGCTTCTTCTCTGCATATTCCATGATGCAGTAAGGGCAGTGGTTATACATCCACTCATGGTGGACGCATTTGTCATGCTTGGATGGGCTACCGTCATCGCGATAAGGAATAGCGACCTCGCGGGGCACCTCCTCATCAACGATTGCCCGTAGCGCATCTTCAACCTTGCGGAGCTTGGCATGAAGTTTCCAAACTTCTTCGCGCCATAGTTCGATGGACTTTTGTTGTAGGTCAAGATCAGTCATCTTTCCCCTCCAGTGCTTTGCTGGCGATCTTGCCAAAGTCTCCAACAAAAACCGTCTTTCCGGTCAACGCATCTTCTTGAATGATCCCCCGCAGCGCCGCCTCCAGCTTCTCGATGCGGTTGTCTCGCACCTGAATGGCTGTGACCGCAGCGTCAGCTTCCCAGCTTCCATTGGCGCGTAGCATGTCAGTCAACGATGCCATCTTTCTTCTCCATCAGTTGCTTTAGTTTGGCTTTGTTCTCATCATCCAGATAGTAGCCGATGCCGCGCCACGTTTTGATCTCGATGCCATACTCACGCATTTTCTTGCGCAGCTTCCAGATCGACACACGGACTCGGAGGTCTTCGTGTTCCACGTCCGTGTATCGGTTGTACCTGTCGCTCTGCTCTGTGATCCGGTCAAGGTAGGCATAGTCAGCTATCGGGCGGCTGTAGATCCCCAGCAAGATCTTCATCTGGTTCTTTGTAAGGACATTCAAGAAAGCTGCGTTGGTCTGCACCATGTCTTGGCGAAGCTGGCGCACTTCCTCTTCAAGCTCCGCGATACGCTCGCGAAGCTCTTTGATGGTGTCAGCGTCAGATGTTGGCATCACGCACCTTCATGCGCCGGGGAGACTTGCCGCCCTTAGTCCCAGCCGCCGAGGCTTTGGCCTTGTCAGCGTAGTACCGCTTCCCAGCAGGGACAGCTTTGCCGCCCTTGCGAGCTATCTCCTTGCGGCGCTCTGGAGAAAGCAATGCGAATCCGCGCGGCTTCTTCTCGGTCATGCTCTTGCCCCTCTCCAAACGCTGTCAACGATCTTGCTGATTTGATCTCGCACCGCAGCATCTTGGATGTGCTTGAACGCAAGATCCTCGATCTGCCTGATGGCGGACTCCATCTCGTCAATGGTCTTCTCAGCTTGTAGATACTGTTCGTACCAGCGCTGCTCTTGTTTTTCCCAATAATGCGCCATGCTCATTTGCTGGCTCCCTTTTTGTTTGCTTTTAGGATTGCATTGACCTTACTCACGATCCCCGTCTTTGGCTTGTTCTTGCTGCCAACGGGACGACCGCGCTTTGAAACGGGTTTAATGGGGCCACGGCCATGTTCTGCCCTAAGCTTGTTGATATACTCATGCGCCGGACCAACCTCGATCACCGGCTTAACGACTTCCCCTATATTGCGCTGTGCTTGCTTAAGCTTCCGCTTGGCACGTTTCCATTCGAGATCCGAAAGCAGGCGATCAATCTCATCCTTCTTCGCTTTGCGTTCAGCTACGAACCGCTCTTCCATCTGAACGCGAGTAGGATTGGTCGATTTGATAGCGCCTTTATCAGTTAGGTAATCGCGGGGATTGTAACCCTTCGCAAGATCATACCAATCACTTTTGGCATCATCGAAGAACCCGGCGAGGACATTGGCGTAAAGCTTTGCCTCTATCATAAGCTCACCGTGCCTATGGCTCTTGTCGAGGTCAGCGACCGTGGCGGCGAGATTACCGATCAGTTCTTGGCAACGCTTCAGGGCTGCAAGGACATCGTTGTGGCGGCGGGCAGGAACCGAGTTGTTCAAAGCCTCTTCAAGCTCTTTTATGAGTCTTGCGGGTACATATGTGGTCATGTGCTTTGCTCCTAGCTGTGCAGGAACAATGTAAACCCACTGCTTGCCAGTTCAAGCGTCAACCTTAACCGTTCACAGATTTATCTCGACCGTAGGTGATGTTCTTCTCGGCGCGGATATCCTGATTCCGCCAGCACCAGACTTGCCCGTCAGCTTCAAAGCATGTCCAAATCAGGTCATGCTCTGGGCCGTAGTCGATCAGGATGTGAGCCATCGCTTTGCCCCGAGGCGTCATCACAGGCAACGGCGGGTTTAGCTGGAGCATTGTGCTGTTCATGTATCCCCCGATAGTTATGATGTGTTAGCCGTTAGTCTAACTTTGGCAGATCAGGGAGGCGCATCCAATACAGCATCTCCAGCATCTCCTCGCCATCGAACTGCCACCAGCCAAGCTCCTTGTCCCAGCAGGCAAACGCGATCTCGTAAACGGCAGGCGAGATAGGGGTCTGCCAAGCGCCGTATACAAGGATCGTTGTCCCGTCCTTTGGCGCGGCCTCCATCGGCATCCACAGAGGACGGTGGCAGCTACAACAGGTGTAGCGGCTTGCGCTCAGGTCTAGGCTCCAGCTAGACGAACCGCAGTGGCATTTGGCCGGTTCATGCTCAAGCATCTTCATCCCCCTCTGGTTGCGCCTGTGCGGCCAACAGGATGGCTCTGAGAGCGTCCCGCTGGTCAGCATCCAACGAGGCGCTGTCTATGATCGTGTGCTGCTGCATCTGGATAGGAGCGCCATCTTTGCCTGTGACTTCCGTCTTCGTCCTTGGACCATACACGCGAGACGCGATGCGCTCTGCGTTCCACTGTTCGAATCCCAACTCGATCTTGAACCAAGTTGGATCATCTTTGTTTCGCTTGGCATCCTTGATGGACAGGCGAAGGTCAGACAGCCGTTTGTCCATCATGGCTTCACGCGCGCGTGTACATAATGTGTCAAATTCTGGATACTGATCCTTCCACCGATAAATCTGCCCACGGTTTAGCTCAAGGTAGTTGCAAGTCTCAACCATATCCATTCCTGCAACTAAGCATTCGTAGATCTTCTCTGAGATCTCTGGGCCATACTCGTGCTTTGCTGGGCGACCAACGCGACGTTTGATCGCTTCAACAACCTCCGGTGTTTCGCTTGCCTTCTTGATGATCTTACTCTGTCTCGGCATTTGGAGCCTCATTACCTATGACATCCCATCCAACGCGACCAACGCGAGCGAACATCTCTAACTTGGGTGTGGTTGGGTATAATGTCGAGATCATGTCAGCGAAGAATGCTGGCTTCTCGCTGTGCCTGCCCAATGGGAGTTCGATGACCGATGGCGGCTGAGTGCCCATCGCAGGCGCGGGAACCCTACCCTTAGTCGCGATCAACAGAAGCTCGTGCTTGTTGCGAGTCCAGTAGCCAGTGCCCTGCCTGTCTTTGATCCAGCAGATGTGAGACTTGTAGTTGAAGCCCCATTCGTGGAGGAGATCGAGAGCTTCTGGCAGCATAGGGACGGTCGCCCACATGAACAGGACGCAGTCGTCAGCCGCCGGGACATTGAGGGTGAGCATGTCGAACATGGACATGGTCGGGTAGTGGTTGTCGGCGCTGCGGTCCATGCCGTTCTCGGAGAATGTCTCGTACTTCCACGGCGGGTCAGCGTAGATGACGCCGTAGAGCTTAACGACGCTGTGCATGGTCTGGATGATGGTACGCTCGGCCAGTTCCTGTTCTTTCTCCTGCCGGGCGATCTTCTTGATGGCTTGCTCAGGCTTCGGATCAGCGATGACTTGCGCCTGTTGTTCATGGTCAAGCTGCGCGATCTTAGCGGCAACCGTGACAGCTATCTGCCCGCTCTCCACAGCATCAGAAAGCTCTTGTGTCCCCTTCTCCACAACCTTGCGAGCAGCAATTACGGAGTGACGGCTTATGTTAAACCGGGCGGCAGCATCCTTCTGAGAAAGCTTCAATGTCGAAATTTCTACATTTAAATCGTTCTTGCCGCCCCTCTTCAACGTAGCGCATCGAGTTGCAATCATAGCACGTTGGGATTCGTCCAAATGTCTACGGCTAAGGTTTAACGCTATGACGTAACCTAGAGCATCTTCCCCTTCGTACTCTTCGAAGCTGGGCTCGATGCCAAGATTGATGCAAGCCTTGTATCTGTGTCTGCCATCGAGGATCTTGCCCTCATGGAGCATGATCGGGGTCAGCAAGCCGTGATCACGGATGCTGTCGATCAAGCTATTGAATTGGTCTTCCGGCATAGGCGGAAAGAGCTTGCAGAGATCGTGGATTTCAAAGTCGGTTGTTTCGTTGGTCATACTGTCCCCCTAAATGGATGGGGACGCCGCGAAGCGCCCCCTGTTGATGTCAGCGAACCTCTGGGAAATCCCCGGAAAGGTTCCACGTGAAGATAGCTTTGCTAGGACGAACATCGCTGCGAAAAGCATTCCATGCCTGAACGAGCAGGGCGTTGCGTACAGCCTCATGCAGCCTGCCGCCGTTAGCATCCATGCGCTCGCGGATCGCGGTGATATAGACCCTTCCGTGGCCCTTGTTGTTCAACAGCAGATCGGCGAACTCGGAGGCATGCTTCCTGTTGATCTTGCTGAAGATCATCAAATACGCAGCCAGCGCCCCGGCGGGGAGGTAGTTGCGGCGAGGCCCCGAAGCTGTGCGGTCTTTGCCAGCCCTCTCAATTGCGACAGCAGAAGCGACCGCATTGTGGAAAATCGGGGAATCCAGCGAGGCCTTGTAGAAGCTGTAAAGTTCATCGTTGGTGTAGGTCACGCCCCGGTTGAGAGGATCGGTGCTGTGGATCAGAACCCACCGGGCAGCGGATGATGCAACGCCGGGGTGAGGAACCCGCTGAATGGTGAAGGCATCGACGTTGCTGCGCTTCCTCCCGATATCAATTAGGGCGAAGGAGCCATCCGAGATGTTGAACGCCGCAAATGTCGTCAGGGCCACTTTAGCGCGGGCGCAGGCAAGCAGCCGGTGTTGGCCGTCGAGCAAATACCCGGACTTGCTGAAGACGATGGTAGAGCCTGTGACAGGCCAGCGCTTGGTTTTCATCGCATGGACGTATTCATCCACCTTCCGCTGGTTTGGCTTGCGGTTGGCACCATTGCGGGCCTTGAGGATGTGTTCTGCAAGCTCTGGGCTTATCGTGTAAACGCGAGCGGAATCCGATGGTGCGGATGAAATCAACGAATCGAGGATCTCGATCTGTTCATCAAGGGGTTGGCCGGGCATAAAATAGCGCGGCGGCTGTTTGTTCAGATGCAATGGGGTATTCATGGTCTTCTCCTAACGGGGTTGGCTACCGGCCCCGCAACCGGCTTGTGCTGATAAATCAGCAACTTAGGATACCATGCTGGGCGGCTAGTAAAAGCCCCGGTTTACACGTTCCCCAGAAAAAGTTATCCACAGGCCCAGCTAAAGCAACTGACAGGTTGACATGTTTTTAGGGAATCACTATTCTACATTCATCGGCACTGGATGGTGCCTTGTTAAACAGGAGATCAGACATGACCAACCTTCCCGCCATCAACGACCAAGTCTCTTTTGCCTTCAACGGCGACTATTATCCCTGCGGCGTTATTGCCAAGATCAGCAAGAACCATAAGATCATCACCACAAGCGACGGCCAGAAGTTCTA